AAAACATAGTTATAGCGACCATTTTTGTAACCAAAAACGGCACGCTGGTTCTAAAAGAACAGCAAGCTGTTTTTTAGAACGTGATTACTCAAGTTATTAAGATTTTCTAAACCGTTAGCAGATTTTCCTTTTTTTATACATATTAATTAGTGTAAGGGGAGTTATTAAGGAAGTTTAAAATTATAAAATTTTTTAGGTAAGATAGCTATTCCTACCCCATGTGTACATTGAGAGGAGTTTTTAAAATAATATCCTTACGTTGCAAAAAAAGCTTGCTTTCTTTTGCAACCTACAAGAGTTAGCGGGCTTCTAACTCGCCGTATATCAACATTAATAAAATAAAAGGAGGTTCGAGGTATTTTGAAGTCTCTTACTATATAGGGGGGAGCGTTTTACCTCGAAGAAAATAATATGAAAAAAGCAGATATGAAGGTTTACGTTGGAGAACCTGGTACAGGGAAATCTACAGCTTTAATCGACAAAGCTCTCAAGCTAGTTAAGAATGGACACGATGTGTTTATCGCTACACCAAGCCAAAAATCTAAAGAGCGGCTACTTGTAGACATTAAGCAACGATTAAATTACAACTTAGAATCAGATAAAAAAATATTGTTTCAGTTGCTTAGGTCGACACATGTGACCGTTAAAAATTATCACGGTGAAGCTAATATATTGTTGGATGAAATTTCTATGATGAATTTAACGGATTTTTACGCCCTTTTGTATCAACTACTTCCAGACGGCTTACAACGGCATATTTTTGCGTTTGGCGACATTAAACAGTTACCTAGTGTAAATGAAAATGGAGTGCTAGAAACGCTCCTAAGAGCTAATGAGAGCCTTTTTCCAGCAATTAAAAATGGCTTTTGGAGCTTCGTGGCGAGTGATTGTTATGAAGGAATGAAGACCGGAAAATTGGCTATTCCTAAGCTCTGGAAGCAAGCTATAAAGAGTATTGCAATTGAGGCATTAACTACTAACCATAGGCTAGAGAAATGGGGAGATGGCAGTATTACAAGCTTCTCTGATGATTTCTATAATGAGTTATTCAATTACCACACCAGTACAGACTACGAGAATGAGCTTGTAGAGTGCATTGAGGACGATTATTTAATACTTTCGCCAACATACGCTAGAGGAAATCAGGCTAGTAGAATACTTATTAAGCATTATGGGACTAAAAAGTATGGAAAAATTGCTCCTTTTGTACGAAATAAGAATAATCGTAAAGAAGTATATCTAAATCCAGACAACCCTCGATGTGAAGAATTGAAAAACAAATTTAGTTTCGTTAAGTCGTTTGACAACAACCGAAAGAAAGAAGATTTTCTGTTGACGAGTTTTATCAGCATTCACTCAGTACAGGGGGGAGAAGTAGCAAATGTTTGTCTATTTTTAGGTGATGATCCCGTTGATAATACTAGAAAATTCTATAATAGAAATATGCTATATACAGCTTTAACAAGGGCTGGATCAAACTGGAGGTTACTTGGCAACAAGACTGACTTTGCTTTAATGAGAAGCATTGATCCAGAAGACCCCAAAACGATTAATAATAGTATCTGTAATTCAGAAGCGTTAGCAAGTACCATGCAGACCATTGTTGACCTCGGCAGCAGTCATATATTAACGCCTGAGGAGGTATATACTCTATTCCTAGATAACTTCCATGGACTGGCTAAAAAGGCTAATACAACTGAACAGCCCTATGCAGAGGCACGTGTCATGCAAGAGTTTAGAACAGAGAGTCCATGGTATTGGCAACTAGCCAATGATTACGGATGTTTCCACCTCAGCTGGGTGCAGAAGAGACGCAAAGACGGGGGACATAATAGCAAGTTTAAAGGAAAGAACCAACAAAAGTATTTAGCATTAAGCCCTGAAGAAAAAGAACAGTTTAAGGCCGACAAGAGTAACCGGAAGATTTCAAAAGCTGAATTCCAGGATAGATGGGGCATGACAAAAAATTCGGCTAAGAAAGTGCTGAAAGCGTAATAAATGTTAAGTTTTTCGTAAGAATGGCTAAAAATGGCTAATTTCGTATAATTTTTCGTGAGTTACACCCTATATGTTATGAGGGTAATAATATTTATTAAGTTTCATTAAAGGATTGAAAATTAAGGGCAAAAAAGCCGAGTTGTACCCTATTAGGGTATAAGGCAAATTTGAGGAGAGTAAGAATGAATAATAATATCAAAATGTTTTTAGATGAAAGCGCAAAGGTTAATTTCACAAATATTAAGCCGGTGAATGAAATGGCTTCAATGAAGCTAAAGGATGATGATCAAGTTATTTATAATTTGTATGGAGCCTATGTCAGAAGTGAATACAAAGAAAATATATCGTTTGAGAAATTTCAACATGAATTAAGTCCGCATGTGGTTACTAGGGGACTAGATGGATATCACTACATGTACGGCGGAGTAGAATACTCAGTTCCATTACGTTAAGGAGAAAAGAAATGAAATATCAAACAGTGAGCGCCAGGATTGATAGTGAGAAGGCAGCAGAAGCAAAGGCGATATTAGATAGCAAAGGGATCAGCGTAAGTAGCGCTATTCGCTCCTTGCTAATTCAGATCGCCGAAACAGGGGACGTCCCTTTTAAGATATAGGGGACGTTCCTTTTTACATAGCTCTATGGCTATGACCCTTTCAAATTCTTCGCTATCGTGGGAGAGGTGAGAGTCCTTTCCCGAAATACATAGCTCCTCTCGGGGTTGTGTTATTATTCACGTCCTCCTTTTCATAGAGGTTAACGCCTCTATATACATAGCTCAAAGAGCTATTAGCTTGTTGTCTTTTAATTTTGCAGTTTCAGATTCCAAGCTCTTCTTCATTAGTGGATAAGTTCCTTCCCTAAATGTTGTTGATTAGTAAGTAAATATACTTACTAATCTTTACATAGTTACAACTCAAAGGAGAATGATCAATGAAAGTTAATTTGAGCGATATCAGAATGGTTTTGAAGTATGGAAGTATTAAGAATGTTGAGCTACCAAACGGTAATTACGTGGAGAAATTTGTTGAAAAAGGAAAATTCTATTATGGTGAATACAAGAATCGAACTGATTTAGATTTACTAATTGATAATGAAAAACTCAGTGCAAGCAAGAATGTAATTCAAATTCTTGTGCGAAGCAGCGATCTATTTGATGATGATGAGACAAGAGTAATGATTGATAATGAAATGTATAAGATGATTAAAGTCGATAAGAATATTAATGATTCAAACGTTAATGTATTTGATTTAGTTAGTTTAGAGCTAATTAAACAATGAGACTGAAATACTGTAATATGATTGGTTGTAATAAGCTTATTCGTGGAAATGAGAAGTTTTGTGAACAACATAGGAAAGACAGTCAATTGCAAAAGAGTAGACGTCAGAGAGCCTCAGAACAGAGTACAGAGGTGTACAATTCGAAGCGCTGGGAGAATTTAAGCCGTGAGACTCGAAGGGCTAACCCGTTCTGTGAGGTTTGCGTCCAGAGATGGCAATATGCCAGGAGAAACGGCGCTATTTTACCAGCCGTCAAACTCGCAACTAGCGTACACCACAAGAAGAAAATACGGCTAAGCGGCAAAAAGGATTGGTTCAGCCGGGATAACTTGATTGCGGTATGTGATATGCACCATAAAGAGTTTGATAGGCTGTAAATGGCTCTATATCAACGTTTAGGGGGGTATAGTGAAGATGAAAGAATGCTCAGCCCTCCTCTGTATATTAAAAATTCCAATTTTTTGACAAAAACTGAATATAAAAAATACGGGAGCTGCCTAATTCACTTAAAAAATAGTGTTTAGGTGGTTTCTTTTTTACATAAAAATATTAAAGGGGGACAACATTATTAAACTAGAACAAACAGGGCACATTACCAAACTAGAACGGCAAAACAAGGCACAAGTGAAATCAATAATGAAAGAGCAAGCTACTGGCCAAGAGGTCAAACTTTTAGATGTTACTAAGCAAGCCGGGGCAGAGGACTTCTTTGATTTGCTTTCTAATGTAATCACAGAAGCTTGTATTGATTTGATTGCACTTGATAAGTTCCAGCTCAATTTGTTAGCGATTAATTTACAACGATTCGCCCAATGCGAAAAGAAAATCAACGAACAAGGATTAATGGTTGATGGTAAGAAAAATCCACTGATTGCCGCCTCAAATTTGTACTTGAAGAACGTCCAAAGTCTATTCAATGATTTAGGATTATCTCGCAACGCACGTATGAAGCAACTTTTGAACCAAATCCAAACTGAAAAGATTGAAGATCCATTTAAGGATTTGATTAATTAATGACTGATTCAGTTTTACAATATTGCGACTTAATCCAGAACGAGAAAATTTTAGTTGGTAAAAAGATTGAGAAAGCCGTGCAAAGAGAATTAAGAGACCGAGAACGCTCCAAAAGTGATGATTTTGCATACTATTTTGACGTAGAACAAGCTGAAAAGGCTATTAAATTTTGTGAATTAATACCAGACCCCAACGGATCAAATATTCACTTAGCAAGCTTCCAGAAGTTTATTGTAGGTAGTCTATACGGTTGGAGGGCTAAAGAGAATGATTCGAGACGATTCAGCACGGCTTTTATTTCAATGGCTAGAAAGAATGGCAAGTCATTCCTCGCTAGCTATGTTGTCATTCAATATGACCAGAACAGGAATGCTTAGAGTATCAACGGCTAGTCCAGCGATCAGAAATAGACTTCAAATTAATAGACGTGAGATATCTGATAAAAGTAGCGACAGTTTTGCTAAGGCTTTGCCTAATGACAGTGATCATTTAGATGGATATAACCCTACTACAGCGGTGATTGATGAATACCATATTCAAAAAAATCATGATGTTATTAATGTTATTAAGTCCGGAATGCAGCAACAGGAAAATGGCTTACTTTGTATCATTTCAACCAGTGGTTTTAACGTCAATGGAGCCATGTTTGAAGATGAGCAACTATACAAAAAAGTTCTCAATCAAGACATTCAAATGGACGATACTTTTGTAGCTATATGGGAACTGGATAATGATTCAGAAGTCGAAAATAGTGATAGCTGGATCAAGGCTAATCCTTTATTTGAGGTTTCAAAAGTTGCCAATAACATGAAGGCTAAATTGAAGAATGATTATAACAATGCTTTGCTACAAGATGAATTAAAGAATTTTTTGGTCAAGAATATGAATCTCTGGTATCGGGATAGTAAGAGCGGTTATATCCCTGAAAAAGTATGGGATAGAGCCGTGATTGAGCAACCAGAGATTCATGGTAGGGACGTTGTCATAGGTTTGGACTTGAGCCAGAAACGAGATTTAACGTCTGTATCCTGGGCGGTATTAATGGATAATAACGAGCTATATTGCGACAGTTACAGTTTTGTCGGGAATGCTGAAGGCATAATTGAGAAAATGAAGCGAGACAATATCAATTATGAGGCTCTGGAACGTGCTGGAGAGTGTAGTATATCAACGTTAAGCACTGGTAGCATTGATTACAACGAAGTTTTGGAGTTTATTCAGAAGCTTGTAAAAGATAACAATTTCAATGTTTTAGCAATCTGCTACGATATCTACAATTCTGATTTTCTAATACCTAAATTAGAGCTTATAGCTCCTATTGTACAAATCAAACAAAGGAACCTGGAGATGAGCGAGGGTATCAAGACATTTAAGGAAGAGGTTAGGAATGGGAAAATTAAGTTATCTAACAAAAACTTGCTGAAGATCGCGAACCATAACCTCGTAATTACCGAGAATGATAGCGGATTGGTTTATATGAAAAAAAACCGTTATGGGAACAAGATAGATCCAATGTTTGCCACTATGGACGCCTTTGTATTTATTAACAATGAGCGCCTCCTCGATCCAGACCATGTAGTCTATGATGATGACTATTATTCAAATTTTAATTTTTAAAGGAAAAAATAATATGAAAAAATATTTAAATACGGAAACAGTTTTGCTACTGGTAGGTATGTTATTCATGCTTATTGGTGCAGCCTTAATCTCCTACGGAATGGCGTTCCTATTCCTGGGAGATCTTTTAATCGTATTAGCTATGTTGATTGATTGGAGGTCTCGGAAATGAGCTTCTTTAATCTAGATAGCAAGCCGAGCGGGGCTAATAATGCTAAAGCCTTTGACGATTCACTGATCGAATTAATATCTAAAGATGGAAACGGCACTTACAGCAAAGACTTATTAAATTCGTTGCTTTATTCCGTAGTCCGTGTATTGGTTTCAGATTTAACTACTAACAGAATTGAAAGCTCCGACAAGAAAATCGAAAAACTAATCAATGAAAAACCGAATGAAGATTTAAATGGTTTTGATTTTAAAACGTCAATGTTTAGCAACTTATTAATTTTCGGTAATTCTTACGCTCTAATCGACCGAGACGAAAAAGGCAATCCAATTGCCTTATATCCGTTAAATAGTAGAAATGTAAGTGTTGTACAGGCGCATTCTGATGCGATTTCAAATGAACTAGTGTACAAGTATGCACTGAACGGCACGAGAACGCGCGTGATTAAAAGCAAGGATATGATCCACTTAAAAATGCTATCGACTGATGGAGGAATGACGGGCAATTCGCCAATTACAGCCCTTTCAAACTTGCTAGAATTATTTGACACGAATATCAATTCAGTACAACGGTATCTACAGGATAACGGGTTCACCAATGTGTTAACGCTGAAGAACGATAAAGTGTCAGACGAAACTAGGCAAGAATTAAAACGGAAGTTCATGGCTAACAATGCTAATTCCAGCACTATTATTCTTGATAACGGTTTCAGCTTTGATAGTGTAGACCGTAGTTCTGGGATTATTAGTGAAAGTTTAAAAGTACAGGAGTTGATTATTCGCAGAATTTCAGCTGTATTCGGTGTCTCAGTTCAAAGACTCGGTACCGAGAATATTCATTCAAGTGAATCACAAAGTAATCAGAATTACGTGCAGAGTACGCTTCAATATTATTTCGATTTAATCACAAACGAGCTTAGTTTCAAATTAGAAAAAGACGTCAAATTTAATACAGATAAAATCTTAGGATTAGATGAACAAGCTAAGAGTGCATTAGTGACTGAACAATTCAATAGTGGACTGTTAACGCTAAATGAAGCACGAGAACGCCTAGGATTACAAGCAATTAATGAAAATGAAGTTACTAAAAATGAAACTGAAAAGGAGAATTAGATGGAAAAAGAAACACGCTACACCGTTAATGGTGAATTACGTGCTAATGATCCAACTGGAACAACTCCAGAGGATCCAGAGGCAACAGAAGACGACACAAAAGATAAAGTAGACGATAAGAACGGCAAAAAGATTTCTGGATATGCGATTGTGTTTAATAAGCCTAGCAAGCCCATTCCAGATGGTGATAGTTCTTTCACAGAAATTATTGATCCCAAAGCTTTGCAAAATACGGATTTATCCGATGTAGTTATGCTCAGTAATCATGATTACAGCAAGCCTTTGGCAACCGTTAAAGCTGGAACTTTAAAGCTAGACGTAGACGAAAAAGGGCTTCACTTTGAAGCTACACTTCCTAATACAACTGATGGCTCTGATACGTTTGAAAATGTGAAAGCCGGGAATATTGATAGTGCTAGTTTCAGATTTGCCAATGCTAGTGATCAATGGTCTAAAGATGATGATGGGAACATTACTCGTACAATCACGAACATTGGTGATATCTTTGAAATTTCTAGTGTGACCGTGCCAGCTTACGATGATAGTTCTGTAGAAGTTGCGAAACGTTCATTTGACCAATTTTTAAACCTAAATAAAGAAAAGAAGGATACTAAAAATATGACAGAAAAGATTTTAATTGATAACGAAAAAGACAGCGTAGAATTGCGTAGTTTCGAGGATTATTTACGTAGCAGAGGTGAAGTACGCTCTGGATTAACCGAAGATGGTACTCACGGGGTTTTAGTTCCTAATGAAATTGTTACCCCCATTTTTGAATTTAAGACTAATAAAAGTGACCTAGCAAAATTCGCCACCGTTAAAACTGTCAATACAGCAAGTGGAAGTTATCCAATTGCTACAAATAATGTTTCTGCATTAAATACGAAGGAAGAACTTGCCGCATTAGAAGATGTAGAATGCGGAATAAATTCTGTAGATTTTAAAATCTTAACACGCGCCGGCCGGCTATTTTTATCAAGCGAACTAATTCAAGATAGCGCCGTGGATATTAAGAGCGAGATTAAATCACAACTTTCGAAAATGGTTACCAATACAAATAATCGAAATATAATTAATTTGATGGATGCAAAGGCGCAAGCAATTGAAGCTTCTAATTTAGATGATATCAAAAAAGCTTTCAATGTTTCCCTTGACCCAAGTTTAGATAAAAAGGTATTCATTTCACAAAGCGGTTTTAATTGGCTTGATACGCAAAAAGATTCAGACAACCGATATCTTATGAACTTTAATGTATCGGAAAGCACTAGCGCCACATTTTTAGGCGCAGAAGTTGTTATTATTCCTGATAACTTGTTCCCCAAACCTACAGATGGAGAGATTAAATTATTCATTGGTGACATGGCTCAATTTGTAGTTTTATTTTTGAGAAGTAACGTGGTAGCAAATTGGACGGTATTTGATCAATTCGCAGAAGGGCTGAGCGTCGTGCTTCGCTCCGATTACCAGGTCATTGATCAGAATGCTATGGCCAAAATTTCATTAAAAACGGCAGCAAAATAGTATTGCAGGAGGGATTCCCTCCTATTACATAAATAAAAAGGAGAATATGAATGAATAATATTCCAGATAATATTAATCAAGAAATGAATGAGATGTTACATGATTCGCTAAGAGTTCCAATCGGTGTCGATGATAGCTTGTTGAATCAATATTTAAAGGCCTCGGTGTCCTATGTATTAACCTACACCGGGACAGCTGATACAGTAATTAATGACGATAGATTTATTTTTCTATGTGTAGAATTAGCAAGTTTTTTATATGAAAATCGAACCACTCAAGTTAAGGATATCCCAGCACCCTTAAAAATGGTAATGGATCAATTAGCCTTAAACGGATTTAGTGCTTAAAAACGTGATATATCCTAGTTGTTAGTTTACAACTATAAAGTTACGTCGTATAATATGAATGTAAATAAAAAGAAGCCATGAGCTGGAACTCATGACTCCTCTAATAAATAGGACAAGGCCCTTTGGCTGAAACGTCCAGTTTAATACTTGATCAAACCGTTGGTATCAGCCCCTACGGTTTTTTTTGTGTCTAGAAACTCTGGTTTCACCTGAACAATCGGAATCAGTGTGCTTAGGTGATGGTTCATTACCGCGCACAATAATCCAAGTAACTAATACCCATGCCGCACATAGTATTGCTACTGCCCAGATATTCACAGAACCTGCAAGGAATAGAATAACCCAAGCAGCTCCAGAAAAATCTTTTAGATCCATGTCGATCCTTTCTAAAGAATCGACGCCACAAATACTTACCATGGCATCATCTCCTTTGTATTACTAAAAAGTAAACTGGAAGAATCAGCCTCATGTACCTAACCTACAAATATTAGTATATAGCGTTTCCTTTAATATTACAATCCAAATTGAACACTATATATAGTGATAATAAAATTTAATTCCATGCGATATAGAGCCCCCTTTTTCCTTAACTGGATCAAGGGGGCCTTTTTGTGTTTGTAGTGTATAATTGTATGTATCAATAGACGTACAAGGAGCTGAGACACGTGGGAGACGCACAGGAGACAAAAAGACAATTTAAGACAAAGACAGATCTTGCTAAAAGTTTAGGTATTGGGTCCCGTCAAACTTTATATAATAGGGCCGAAAGGAATGGAATAGATTTAGACAAGCTAAGTTTCACTGAAGAAGAGTTGTCTATTTTGTCTGGCAATAAGACGTCTGATATAACTGAACAAGCTAGTGGACGTATGAGACAAGACAGACAAGAAAAGGAAACTCTGAAAGCCTTAAAACGAGAACTAGAGATTAAAAATAAAATAATTGATAATTTAGAGCAGGATAAAGCGGACCTATCTAAGAAATTAGATAAGAGCCAGCAGCTACAGGACCAGCAACAACAGTTATCCTTAAAGGATCGTGCAGAGCTTGATAAGTTGAAAATCGAACTCGATAAGTATAAGAAGATTGAAACTGAAGAAGTGGTTGTACAGCCTAGTGAGACAAAAAAGACGCCTACAAATACTGATAAAACAGTAAATGAGACGTCAAATGTACAATTAGACAAGCAAGAAGACAAACCCAAAAAACATTGGTGGAACATATTCAGTTAACCAATTGGTACAGTAATTTTAATTTTTTGAGATTTTATAGATTTGAATTTTAAGAATGTTGATATAACGGTATTCTTAAGTAGTATTTTGGCTATACCAATTATTTTGATAAAAATAGCTTAAAAATAATCAGTCATGTAGCGAAGTTTTAATAAGGATCATTATGTAAACTAACTTTTATCTGACTTTGGTATAGCTACATTTAAATAAAAATTCGAAACTGTAATATTTCTGTAACAGAGCGTGGTAAGTCTGTGGTACAATATTTCTTGTAAGCGCTAAGCCTACTCAAATTTAATAAAAAAGTACAAAAAAATAACCTTCAGCTTTGGCGAGCTAAGGTTGTTGACCATTAGAGCCACAACTCTAATGGATTTCATTACTATTATTATAGCATGATAGTAAGGGTTTATACAACATTAGAAGACTAATTCTAAGCTGATAGACTAGAAGTCCATTATTGACGGGGCTCTAGGATATCAGCTTTTTTATTATCAAAAAAATTGAATAAAAAAATGCCCTCCGTTTGCAGACGGAGAACACCACAACAATATCCCTATTAATCAAGAGATATTATATCGCCGTAATGACTGATTGTCTAGCGGTTGTGGCTGGTAATTTTGACCAGGTGGGAGACAAGCCACCTTGTAACGCTAGTAATAGCGTACCAACAGATAAAAAGTGGACAGGTTGCTCTCTAGCCGCTTCAATAACTAGGGATATGTCACAAAAGGCTTGCTGTATGGCCCGGTGATGAATGGTGGGCGCTACCATTAAAGGCGCGGGCGGTTCATTGGTGCTTAACGGCACGGTGGCTGTTATTAATTGTAGGTATCGTCAATGACAAATATATTTACAATGCTTTCCAGGGCAATGATTGGGAGGTTTGACCGAGAATGTAGGTTGATAGTAATGGCTGGTAGTAATACCGCAAGTATACAGCGTATAGAAAGCGATGGCCGAGATCCTGACAGGCAATTCTAAAACACTTGCACCCTAGTTCATAGATTTTTTTTAAATCCGTGAGACTAGGGAACAAGTGTATCCTGCTCCAACCTCAAAACCCTCTAGGCAACTAGGTAAAGCCCTTAAAGTCAAGTAAATAAGGATTAAAAGATGAGAAAAAAACTTCAAGAATTGGATCACGAAAAAAGATATACATTTACAGGATTTGTTGAGCGTCCAGGTAAAAAGAGAGAAAATAATCAGTGGAAACCAACATTGCTATTAATTAATTTAAAGGATATTGATGGTAATAGAATTACTGATCATATATGGATAAATTATACAAAAGGTTTTCGTAAACTAGGATTATTAACTAAAGGCGATAAAGTTCAGTTTGATGGTCGTGTTGATGAATACATAAAAGAGGCAGTTATAGATAGAGAACGAAATGTTGTAATTAAGCCACCAATGAAAGATTATGCCCTGGTATATCCAACAAAAATTAAGTTATTGAATAATCATATTGCTAAGCAACCAGTACCTGAGAATAATGCTGAGTTTTTAAGATACATTGGTGATGTAACTCACGATCTAAAACGAATGAAGCGATATTTCTCAAATGGGTGGTAAGCATGAAACAAATAGTTATAGAAATAATTTCAAAGGTATTAACAAAAGAAAATATTGACTTTGCTATTAAAGTTGTAAAGTTTATTGGCACTGCATTATTTATTCCAATTATTAATTGGGGTTGGCATCAGATGAATTACTTAAAATTTAAGGGTATGCTGAAAAGAGAGTACGTTGATAGTGTTGAATATAGTAACTCTGTAGATTCTATAGGCATACCAGCAAAGCAGTTGGTGTACCTCAGAGATAAAGAAATTAGCTGTATTAAGAGTCCAATTCAATTTAAATATATTAGAATGATCGAATATACATTAATGTTTCTAGGCGCTTGTCAGGAGATTCAAAATACATATGTGTTTAACTCTCCTTTTGAAGTAGGTAAAGATAACACAAATGTTTATACTGAAAAATTTAATTATTTGAAGAATGTTTATAAAAAAAGACAAAGAAAATACACGGGGCTTAGACGAGATAACTTCATAACAGATGGTGAACTAGAGAAATTAAAAAAGTCTGTTGAAATCCAATTGAAGAAACTACAGGATAAAACTTAGATTTTATTTCTGTTTGTTGGTATAATATCAGTGCAATCAAATGAGGGGAGTTGCAAGCCCCGAAAGGTTACTAGTGATTGCATAACCTCGCCCCCAAGCGTTGGTAAATGAGAAATACTACGTAGAGCGCTGGTATCGTTCTAGGTTCTTGACTAGTCTTAATGGCTAGTCTTTTTTGTTACAATGGGATTAAAAAAGGAGCTAACCTAATGGCAACTGAAGCCCAAAAAAAAGCTAGTAAGAAATATGAAAAAGAACACCCTGAACAAACTAAATTGAAGCAAGCTAAGAGCCGTGCTAAGTGGTTTATAAAGCATTGTGATATAACTAGGCTGGATGACTTAGAAGAGCTTAAAACGCTTATTAACGAGCAAATAGAGCATTTAAAAAAATAATATAAATACTTGAAAATATATAGGTTTAAACCTATACTATATACATAACTAAAGAAAGAGGTTATGTGGATGGACGATGTAAAAGATGATATTTTATATAAGCTAGCAATACTAAGAAGTTTGAATATTACCATAGGCGATTACTCGGAGTGGATCGATGATAAAAACTACCAAAGCTATACAGACCGCATAGACGCTCTATGCCTGGTTTCTAAGGATCTAATTGATGAGGTTACCAATTTAATTAATAATAAATAAGCTCAGTAGTAATCACTACTGGGCTTTTTTATTACTCAAAAACATAGTTATAGCGACCATTTTTGTAACCAAAAACGGCACGCTGGTTCTAAAAGAACAGCAAGCTGTTTTTTAGAACGTGATTACTCAAGTTATTA